TTTATGATTGACTATAAAGCACTTCCAGACGGTGAGCGTATGAAGGTGTTATGGGTCATTGACTCGCTTGGCATGTTGCTAACACCCACAGACGTTAATCAATTTGAAGCAGGCGACATGAAGGGTGATATGGGCCGTAAGCCCAAGGCACTTACAGCCCTGGTTCGTAACTCAGTTAATATGTTTGGTGGGTTCAATGTTGGAATGGTTTGTACAAATCACACTTACGCTAGTCAAGATATGTTTGATCCGGATGACAAGATCAGCGGCGGCCAAGGGTTTATCTATGCGTCAAGTATTGTGGTTGCCATGAAGAAAATGAAGCTCAAAGAAGACGAGGATGGCAACAAGATTTCAGAAGTTATGGGCATTCGTGCCGGCTGTAAAGTAATGAAAACACGCTATGCTAAACCCTTTGAAGGTATGCAGGTTAAGATTCCTTACGAAACAGGTATGAATCCCTACAGTGGTTTGACTGACTTGGCAGAGAAAAAAGGTATTCTTAAGAAAGATGGTAATCGCTTGATGTTTGTTACTAGTGATGGCGAGATTATCAAACAGTTCCGCAAAGCCTGGGAATCAAACGAAGAAGGTTGCTTAGATAAAGTTATGACAGATTTTAAGAATCAACGGGAAACGGTAAGTACTGAAGAACAAACAACGGAGGAATAATAGATGTCAGTGGAATTAAGCAAAGAAATTTGGGATGAACTCAAACGTTATGTTAACTCAGTCGATCGTGACGAAGCAGCCGAAACTTTGGTCAGTGTACTAATTGACAATGATGTAGGCGCTGACGAAATTAAATCAACCTTCAAAAGTGACAGCGAAATTAAACGAGCATTGGCCAGTTATCTCAAAGACCACGAGGACATCGACGAGGAAGAAGATGACTATGAAGATGACGAGGACGATGACTATTAATCGTTATTTTCCGATTCAAACTGAAACTGCTTGCAAGTTAAAATGGAATTGGAATACCATCAGACTTTATAACGGAAATACCAGTTCTTGTCATAGAGTCGATGGGGATATAGTTTCAGCTGAAACATTTGATACTTTTCATAATACACCAAAAAAATTAGCAGATAGAACTCTCATGTTGGAAGGTCAATGGCCAACTGGTGGGTGTGAGTACTGTAAAAATATTGAAACAGCCGGCGGATCTAGTGATCGACTGTTTCATCTTGCCATTCCAGGCCAGATTCCGCCAGAACTAAGCAATAATCTTACCGCTATACAAGTAACTCCTACTATTGTTGAAGTGTATCTTGACAATGTGTGTAACATGAGTTGCATTTATTGTTGGGATGGATTTAGTAGTCGCATTCAACAGGAAAATATTCAATTTGGACGCTTTGAAAAACAAGGTGTAATCATTGATAATCAAGCAGAAAAAGCCAAAGATTTTGACGCACTGTCTGAAAAATTTTGGCTATGGATGGACACAAACTATAAAACCTTGGGTAGATTTCATGTGCTGGGCGGTGAGCCTTTTTATCAGCCGCAATTTGAACGTTGTTTGGAGTTTTTAGAAACACATAAAAATCCAGAATTAGAATTCAATGTTGTTACTAATCTAAAAATTCCTCGCAATCGATTAGTTAAGATTATCGATCGTATACACCGGTTAGTAAAGGAAGGTCAAATTAAACGGTTTGATCTTACTGTTAGTATTGATTGTTTTGGACCAGAACAGGAGTATGTGAGATTTGGAATGGACCTTGACCAATGGCGAGATAATTTTGAGTATCTAGTCGATCAGTCCTGGATAACTTTAAATATCAATCAGACTTTGTCTGGCCTTACTATTAAAACAGTACCAGAACTGTTACAATATATAAATCCGTTGCGGAGTAATAGAGAAATTGGACATTATTTTTCAACTGTTGTTATGACACATAATTTTTTACACCCAGAAATTTTTGGACCTGGATTCTTTGATTCAGATTTTGAAAAGATTTTAAATAATATGCCGGAAAACACATGGCAACAACAACAAGCTAAAAAATACATGCAAGGAATACATTTGCAAATAAATTCTAGTCAGCAAAATCAAGAAAAAATAAATCAATTAGTAGTGTTTTTAGACGAAATAGATCGCAGACGCAATCTTAACTGGAAAGAAACATTTCCGTGGTTAGTAAAGGAAATAAAAAATGTGGTATAGTAAAGTAGTAGCAGACCTTGTCAATATTCCAGATTTTATAGCTCATTATGAGCATGAACTAGAAGACGCCAAGCGTGATGTACGCATTGGTGGGCTAGTAGAAAAAAACATCACGGCTCTGCCTGGCATTACTGAACACAGGTTTAATCAACTACAAGAAATAGAAGCAATCCTAAATCATCTTAACATACAACTTAAAAAAATTCGTCGCCGGCACTTTCAAAAGTACTTAGAAGGATATGCTCGGGCACTTACCAGCCGAGATGCAGAAAAGTATGTGGATGGCGAAGACGAAGTTATTGATTTTGAAACAATCATCAACGAAGTGGCATTGTTACGCAACCGCTGGCTAGGTATTATGAAAGCCATGGAAAGTAAAAACTTTATGCTAGGACATATAGTACGTTTACGGGCCGCTGGTATGGAAGACATACAAGTTTAATGTGGGTACTAGCAACCAGATCGCGCCCAGATAACTGTTTACGATTCATTCAATCTTGGGCAGATACACAAGCATCCAGTCCTGTGTATGTTAGACTTGACGATAACGATCCTTGCATTGATGTATTAAAACAATTACCTTGGCCCACAGAGTTTCAAATTTGTGTTGGCCCACGTCGTGGCTTAGCCAGAGCTATTAACGAGCTTTACGAACGATTCCCCAATGAACCGTGGTATGGGCTGTTAGCTGACGATTTAAAACCACAAACTGTTGGGTGGGATCAAAAACTAATTGATGCAGCAGGATCGTTTGGAATAAGTTATCCCAACGACGGAGGAACTAATGTAGATTTGCCTACTCATCCGTGTGTGGGCGGAGATCTAGTTAGAGCTATTGGATGGTTTGGCTTACCAGCTTGCCAGCATTTTTTTGTAGATACTGTTTGGCAATTTCTAGGAAAACAGTTAAACAATATACAAAGATTAGACCAAGTCTTTGTTGAACATCTGCATTACAGTTTTGGCAAAAGTGAAAAAGATCTAGTCTACGAAGAAAGCAGTGCCAAATATCAAAGCGATAAACAAGCCTACAAAGACTGGTGCAATAGTCAAGCTGAATCATTGATAGCTCGGTTAACAACAGATATATACAGATCATGATTCCAATTTTTATAGGTTACGATCCTCGAGAAGCTATTGCATTTCACGTGTGCGCCAACAGTATTATTCGGCATGCTACCCAGCCTGTACAAATTATTCCGTTGTCGTTGAGCCTACTCAAGGATTACAATGAAACGCATACCGATGGTAGCAATCAATTTATCTACTCACGTTTTTTAGTACCACACCTAATGGATTACAAAGGTTGGGCAATATTCATTGATGGCGATATGATTGTTCGAGATGATATTGTTAAACTTTGGAATCTACAGGAAAGCCACGTCGATGTCATGGTAGTCAAACATGATTACAAAACACGTATGACTGAAAAATATCTTGGTAGTAAAAACGAAAACTATCCACGTAAAAATTGGTCTAGCGTTATTCTTTGGAACTGTGCAAATCATCCTAATCAAAAATTAACTCCAGAGTTTGTACAAAATTCCACGGGTGCTTATCTGCATCGTTTTAGTTGGCTCAGTGATGACCGAATTGGCGCACTTCCTATTGAGTGGAATTGGTTACCAGATGAATTTGGTCCCAACAAGGATGCCAAGCTATTGCATTATACATTGGGCACTCCTAGTTTTCACGAGTTCGCTGACACTCCACAAGGTAGTGAATGGCACAGAGAACGCATACTTACAGAATATTGTCAACAGCGAGATATTGAATGATTACTGTAGCTTGTGTGTTACGTGAAGGCGGTAAGGTAGGATATGATGCTACTTGGGTAGAAAAATTGCACAATAGCATATCACGGAATTTAACAATTCCTTTTAAATTTGTATGTCTTAGTGATTGTGCAGTACCGTGTGAACGTATTCCGTTGTATGAAAACGGTCCTGGATACTGGGCCAAGATGCAATTGTTTCGCCCAGGATTATTTGACGGACCTGTGCTATTTTTTGATCTTGACACAGTAATATGCAACAACATTGATGATCTGGTACAAAGATTACTGGATCAACATAATTTTATCATGTGGCGAGATGATCATTACAACATTAGTTCTAGTGCTATTATGTATTGGAACGGAGACTATTCTGCAATTTACAATTCTTATATTTTAAAACAACCGTGGTATGAAACTCACTATAGTCCTGACAATCAAACAACACAACGATTAATTGGCGATCAAGCAGTAATAAGTTCGTTGGTCGATCATGAGTTTGTTAACAATTTTTGTCCAGAGAGCTGGATTCATGTAGTTGGTAAACACGATGACACTTGTGATCTAAGCGAAACTAGAATATTAATTTTTAGAAAATTACACACAAAACCATCAACTCTACCTAATCATCAACTAGTTAAGGAGCATTGGGTTTGAAAGCATTTGTGATACATCTTCCAGATCGAGAACATAGTGTTAGTCATGCAAACTATATGATTGACACCTTAAAAGGTTATAATCTTGACGCAGAATTATTTGACGGAATCAACGGCAATGAGGCAGTTAAATATGCCGCCAAGTCTGGAAAAAAACTTTATCCATTTAGTATAAAAAATCGTCAACTAACTACACCCGAGATTCGAACCTATATAAAACCTCACCTTTGGAATGATTTTCAACGCCAACACGAGATTCAAATTTATGAACGACAACCAGTTGGTGAAAAAGATTATGGTAAACTCAGTCGCCCAGGAGTTATAGGGTGTTTTTACAGTCACTATGCCCTGTGGACCAAGTGTGTGGATCTTCAAGAGCCCATAATGATTTTTGAAGATGATGTTAAATTTTTTCGAGGATGGCACCCAGTAGACTGGGAAGGTGTTTTAATATTGAGTCTGGGCAAAAGTTCGTTTTTAAATGAACCTTGGAAAACTTATTTAGAAAATCCCTCTGGCAATCCACAACCAGTTCCTTGGAAAAATTTCAGCATGCCGGGCGCCAGTGGGTATGCCATAAAACCAGATGCAGCATTAGGGCTAATGAAATTTTACAAACCCTATTGGTACCCAGCAGATAATGCAATTAATCAATACAGGTGTACATTAAACATACATAATTATATCATGGGCAGAAATACTCTTGATGAAGAAGGTAATATATCCATGACCAAATCTAAAGACTGGGTCAATAAATGAAAGTAGGTATTTTTTACAATTCAATTAGAAACCCTGCAAAATTTTCCAACAAAGTTATGTTGATGGATAATTTTAAATCAGGAGTACAGGCCAACGGCGACACAGTGGTTGAATTTAGAGACAATGCTTTACCGGATCAACAATTGGATGCTGGCTTTGTATTGGGCTATACGTTAGAAGATAATTTTCGTAAAAAAATTATCAATCGACTCAAAGAACAAAATGCTGCGTCAATTTTTGTTGACAGTAATATTTTACACTATGCCCGCAAAGAACACGAATGGCACCGCTACAGTTTGAACAGCGTATATCCTAACACAGGGACTTACTTTTTTAAAGATTTAGATTTACTCAAGTGGACTACTTATAGCCAATGGCACGGCGCCAGTTTACAACCTTGGCGTCAAAACGGCAATCATATCTTGATATTTTGTCAACGCCCAAAAGGATTCAATATGTTTATTGATCAAGAAGAATGGGTAGATACTATTATTGCAAAAATTCGTAAGTACAGTAGTCGCCCTATTATGATTCGCATGCATCCAGGCGATGGCTCTAGAGAAAAACAAATACACAAAATTCAAAAAAAGTATGGCACAACAGTTACTATATCAACACACGAAAATATTAAAGATGCACTAGTTAATTGTTGGTGTACAGTTGGCATAAATTCAACTCCTAATGTGGTATCAATCATTGAAGGCATTCCTGGTTACATAGAAGATCCTGTGCATAGTTGGGCCGCTGGTATAGCATTTACTGATATATCACAAATAGAAAATCCGCCAATGCTGGACAGAAGCGATTGGATTAATAAAATTGCCAACATACATTGGTCAAACAACGAAGTTAAATCTGGGCAACTTTGGGCAACAATTCGAGCGTATATTGTTTCTGCTCGTTCTTGAAGACTTCTAGATCTTTTCTTGTGCCTTTGGCAGTCCAAATACAACTACGATCCAACATTTCCCAGTCAATAAGTTCGTATGGTAATTGATCCCAACGATACCGTGGAACTATAGCGTCTAACACGTCTTGATCAATTCCCCAATACCACAAGTCTCGCTCAATTTGTTGTTGTAAAGTTCTTGCATATTCACGTAAAAATTCATATCCGCCAGCGGCACCTGTCAGATAAATTCCCCCAGCAAGATATCTAGCTTTTCGCCCAGAAATATGATGTATGTAAAAATCCTGCATATTTGATAGTACAGGTAAATTTTTACGGACCACAGCGTCAATATCTATAGCCAACACTGACATTGTTGGGCGAATCAATTGTTGTAAACGTATAAATCTAGCACAGGCAAAATAGGTACGTTGTAGTCTATGCTGTATGCTGGGATCGTGTCCTTTACTCATGGCAGTAAGCATTCTCTTGCGTTGGTCTTGCTGAGTTGGGTTCGAAGATTCTACTAGCCATGGTCGAGTAGCAGGTTCAAACAGTTCTAACGGCACTGATTCAAATGTAACACTAACTCGATCTTGACTCCTACAGTATTTTATCTGTTCTGGGGTTGGATTATACAAGTGTAAGTGTAAACCAATATTGGTATTGCGTTGTACACTACCAATTAAGGCAGGCCCAAAGTCTTTAAAATACTCACTGTCGCCTGCGGCATAAATGAAGAATCCAGGTTGGTCTAGGTTTCCCTGTAGTGGTGGTAGTATCATGGTTAAATATTTAACCTTATGCGTGTGGCCTACTTTCCAAATCAATGTGCTCAAAATAGCGTGCCTGTTATGCAGGCCATGCTGGATAGCCTACGATCTGCAGGCCACACAGTTGAACCGGACAGCTTAACTGCTGATGCAGCTATAATATGGTCAGCATTGTGGCACGGACGTATGGCTCCAAATAAAACAGTTTATGAAAATTACAGGGCTCAAAACAAACCGGTTATTGTTGCGGATGTGGGTGCATTGTATAGAGGTGAAACTTGGAAAATTGCTGTTAATCATATCAATCGTTTGGGCTATTACGGACACACTGAAAATTTAAATATGGATCGTCCTAGAAAGTTAGGAATTAGTCTTGCAATTAATCTTAGTAAGAATCCTGCTATATTAATTGCTGCACAACACAGATTCAGTTTACAACTGGCCAATCAAAATCACGAAGCGTGGATTATGGATCAAATTGAAGAAATAAGAAAGATATCTGACCGTCCTATTGTTGTACGCCCGCATCCAAGAAGTCCGCTGAACCTTGCAACATTGAATCAAACAATCACTATTGAAAAGCCACAGAAGATAGCCGACACCTATGATAACTTTGACATGCACTTTGATTATCATGCAGTAGTAAACTATTGCTCCGGCCCAGGAATACAAGCAGCCATATCAGGGACCAGGCCCGTTGTAGGAATTTATAGTTTAGCACTACCAGTATCAGTGGCTATTGAAGACATAGACAAACCATACGACGTAGATAGAGATCAATGGTTGATAGAAATTTGTCATACTGAATATACAGTTCAAGAAATTAAAGAGGGGCTATGGCTCAAGAGATTATCTCAGGCCCTATAAACTGCGCCTGTGTAATACACGGAACTGCTTATGACTGGACCTATGTAACACGTTTACACAGCATGCTGAGTCGTCATCTGACTCCAGGAGTACGACTACATGTCTATACTGAACCTGACAGAGAAGTACCAGCACACATGGTCAAACACGAACTTGCAAACTGGAACATTGGCGGACCCAAACAATCGTGGTGGTATAAAATGCAGTTGTTTAACAGCGAGCATTATCAAGGTCCATTGTTGTACTTTGATCTTGATGTGGTAATTGTGCAAAATTTAGATTGGATCTGGCAACTACCCTTAGACCGTTTTTATGCCGCAAGAGATTTTAAATATCTATGGAGGCCTACAAATTATGATATTAATTCTAGTATCATGTGGTGGGATACTACAAAATTTGAGCATATTTGGCAAAGTTTTAAATCTCAGCCGTTAAGATCAATTATGAGTAGATATCGTGGAGACCAAGATTATATCAGTGCAGTTATACCACAAACTGAGCGCCAGTTTTTTCCTATAAATCGCATACAAAGTTACCGCTGGCAGTGTTTAGATGGCGGGTATGATTTTTCAAGAAAACGTCATCTCATGCCCGGTACTGGAACTTGTTTAACCGATTTGACTAGCGTACTAGTGTTTCATGGACAACCCAAACCTGCTCAAATAAGAGATCACGTTATAGAGCAGAACTGGCGCTAAGTTAAACAAATTATGCTAAATATCTACAATAGGAGATTTTAAACATGACTACAAGGACTATACAAATAATAGGGTCTGGTTTTGGAGCAACACCGGCTACCGTGGTTGCTACACTCAACGGCGATACAGTATTTAATGGAACAGTACCAACAGTTGATCTACCTGTTCCAAAACCACTTAGTGGCGCCGGAGAGTTGTGGGTTCCGTTGTTTACTTTTGAAATTCCTATAGATTTTGTTGGTAACATGCCAATGACATGCGAAACCACAAATAGCACCACAGTAGTTTTTGCACAAGTTTTTGCAAATTATTCAAATGTATGGATTTCTGGAAATGCTGAATCAAACACATCGGGACATTATGCAACCAGCGGCCCAGACAACGTTGTTGATGTATTTAAGATTGACCAACGAGACCCACGCAACAATACTACCCTTAATGGACAACCATACACACCTCCTCGTACTCCTACTAACTCTGGTACACTGTGGTGGACAATTCCTCAGAATACTGTGCTAGGCTATGATTTAGAAATAGCACAAGCTGGCAATATTGAAACTGTTTAATAAACTGTCTTGATTTTACATACTAAAACCCTACAGTCTGTAGGGTTTTTTATGGTTGACCGTTAATTCCATTTAGCGTATAATTGTAGTTATAGTAGTAAATTATCGTTAACTCCGGAAAAGGAAAATAGTATGAATATTAAACTAAAAGCAGGACTAGAAGTAGCAGGCGGTCTTGTGGCAATGGTAGCAATCGCAACAGGTGTAAGAGCAGTATTAAACGATCTATCGGCCGCATATGGTCCAGAAGCAGTGATAAATGGTATTGCATTCGTAGTAGTAAGCACCGCGGCATACGTCATAGTTGGTTTGTTATACGATATTCGTGTCAACCAGCTCAAATACAAAGAAAAACTCAACGAAATGGTCAAGAAGTAATAGGTTGACCAAAAATGCCCAATTTGTTATAATAGTATATACAATACAAAAACGGAGCCAAAATGAGTACAGAAACACAGAAACAATACGCAATTTTACTCATTAAAGCAGAAGCCGCTAGAGCAGTAAGTGATTTTGAGGATTATTTTGCGTATAAAGCCATAGCAGAACGGTTGACCAATAATTCGTAATATATTATAATAGTTGTATAGTTAATAAAAAGGAGCTAACCTTGAGTACAGTAAAAATTATAAATGGTGTGTATCGCAATATTCCAGTTAGTAATGTTGCGTTTACATTGGTTAAAGGATTTCAGACAGGCGCCAAAGGAGGCTATGTGACTGTGAATGCAGATGGCTATTTTGGCCCAGATTTTCCAGAAGTAGTTCGTATCAATGTAAACAGCATTGAAGATGTAGAATTTACCGCAGAATCTGTACCAGCAGGTGAATTTGTAGCACCTATCGCTCATGTTCATAACAAGGCACCGGTTGAGACTGACGAAGAAGTGATTGCCCGTATTGGCGAACGCTTTGACATTCTTGATCAAATGACCAAGGCCACAATTGCCGGTGATGTCCGTGCAATGATTGTAGTTGGCCCTCCTGGAGTAGGCAAGAGTTACGGTGTAGAAAAACAGTTAGAACATTCTGGCTTGTTTGATCAGTTGTCAGGACGTCGTGTCAAGTATGAGGTTATCAAAGGTGCTATGACTCCTATAGGTCTGTACTGCACTCTGTACAAACATTCAGACAAGAACAACGTCTTGGTGTTTGATGACTGTGACTCAGTATTCCAAGATGATTTGAGCTTGAATATTCTTAAGGCCGCCCTGGATTCGGGTAAGAAGCGTAGAATCTACTGGAATAGTGATAGTGCCATGTTGCGTCGTGAAGGCGTTCCAGACATGTTTGACTTCAAAGGTTCGTGTATCTTTATTACCAACCTACAGTTCCAAAACCTTAAGAGCAAGAAGTTACAAGACCATTTGGAAGCACTACAGAGTCGTTGTCACTTTTTGGATCTTACACTTAACACCATGCGTGATCGTTTCTTGCGTATTAAACAGATTTACCTTAAAGGTGAGTTGTTTGCAGACTACGACTTTAGCACAGAACAAGGTGACGAGATCATTGGGTTTATGGAAGCTAACCAGACTCGGTTGCGTGAAATGAGCTTGCGTATGGCACTGAAGATTGCAGACTTAACCAAAGTATCCGGTGATAATTGGAAGGCGTTGGCTGCTACAACTTGTATGAAAAATAGTTAACCGGGTAGATAAAACGGTTAAGTATGATGGTAGCTCCTGGGTAGTTTATAATACTGCCCATTTTATAACAGGCACTTAGGTGCCTGTTTTTTTGACTTAGTTTGAGTTAGTGTGTTATAATAAACAATGAATCTTAGTATTGACCTTGACGACCTAAAACTTAATTTTGCTATATTGGACACCCCTATTGCAACATTATGGGTAGAACGTATGTCTTTAAGAGATCAATATCTGTTGGACCACCCTGATCGCTTTTACGGATTTAACTCGCAAGAGGAAGAAGAACGCCGTGCTCTAGAAATGATACACGCTAGTATTGCGACTATTAATAACTACCGTCCTATTATCACAAGATCAATTGCTAATGTCAACGATCAAGACACACTTAACTACCTACACAATATATTTGAACGCTATCACGGTTTACTAGATCATCAAGACCAAGAATTTTTTGTTAATGCACCCCAAGAGGTTAAGGTAGCACTAGCAGATTTAAATATTAATGTTCATCGGTGCGAAGCAACTGCTAGAGGTAATAGACCTCGTTTTGTATGTACCTGGTACGGATTACCTAAGACAGAGACTTTGCCAGATAATTTACTACAATACGGAACACTTAATCCTAAGTTTGGATCAGTCTGCCTTAACTACTGTGAGATTGGCAAAACATTAGAAGACCTTACACAAGACAGAGATAACTATATAGGCGACGAAGCATTTAAGCCGTTTAACTTGTATTCTGCTGATTTTAATGTTAGAATGCATGAAGAAACTGTACCATATACCGCTGATAAAATAATGCGAATGCGTGATTACTATTTAGAACATCGCAACTTTTTCTACGATCGCGGATATACAACGTATCAAGATTCAAGATTATTACCTTTACGATTTCCTGTAGCAGAACTGATAGAAACTATGCCTAGAGAACAACTACTAAAAGAAATACAACAACGTCAGTTAGTTACGAAAGTTACTATAGAATGAGAACAGCTACTATTATAATCCGAGACGAAGTAAACATCAAGATTGAAGGCCTTGAACTTGATGCTCGTCGTGCTTTGGTTAATGCGTTTAAATATGATGTTCCTGGAGCTAGATATTTGCCAGCGGTCAGACTTGGACGATGGGATGGTAAAGTAAGCTACTTCCAACTTGGCGGTAGCACTTATGTGAACTTGCTACCCGAAATTATTCCTATTCTGGAAAAGTTTAACTATGACATTGAGCTTGATGATCAACGGAACTACAGCGTTAATTTTACTTTTGAGAAAGTAACAGAATCGACATTTAGTCATATTAACTGGGGTAAAGGGCATCCATTGGAAGGGCAACCAATGGCATTGCGTGACTACCAAGTTGAGATTATCAACAACTTCCTTGAGAATCCACAATGTATTCAGGAAATTGCCACAGGCGCAGGTAAAACTGTTATCACAGCCGCACTTAGTAATGCAGTAGCACCCTACGGTAGAACCATTGTTATTGTTCCCAACAAGAGTTTAGTAACGCAAACAGAAAAAGACTACATTAACATGCAACAGGATGTTGGTGTTTACTTTGGTGATCGAAAGGAATGGGGCCGCCAACATACCATTTGTACTTGGCAAAGTTTAAATATCTTGCTAAAGAATACTAAAAATTCAGTAGGTGATGTTACCATTGGTGAGTTTCTTGAGGATGTGGTGTGCGTTATTGTTGACGAAGTGCATATGGCCAAAGCTGATGCACTTAAGAGCTTGCTTACAGGTGTGATGAGTCGTATTCCCTTGCGTTGGGGACTTACAGGAACCATACCCAAAGAACCATTTGAGTCGCAAGCACTAAAATGTAGTTTGGGTCCTGTAATTGGCCGACTCAGTGCTAGTGAACTGCAAAGTCAAGGTGTCCTGGCACAATGCCACGTGAACATTGTACAACTAGTTGATCATGCAGAGTTTACCAACTATCAAAGTGAGTTAAAATTCCTGTTAGAAGAACCTGACAGATTAGACACTATTGCTAACCTAATCAAGCAAGTTAATGCCACAGGCAATACCTTGGTCTTGGTTGATCGTATTGCCGCTGGACAAGGTATCATTGAACGGCTAGGCGATAATGCAGTCATGGTCAGTGGTGCAACAAAAGCAAAGGCAAGACAAGATGAATATGATGAAGTGGCTGAAGCAACTGGCAAAATTATTGTGGCGACATACGGAGTGGCTGCTGTGGGTATTAACATTCCTCGTATTTTCAACCTTGTTCTGGTGGAGCCTGGAAAAAGTTTTGTTCGCGTTATTCAAAGTATTGGGCGTGGCATAAGAAAAGCCGAAGACAAAGATCACGTACAGATTTGGGACGTTACTAGCACCTGCAAGTTTGCTAAACGACACTTGACCAAACGTAAACAGTTTTACAAAGAAGCCAACTACCCATTTACGCAGGAAAAATTAGAATGGAAATAAAGGTTGCAACTATTAAAAAATATGTTACAATAGCAGTATGAGAATACTTACATTAGACAATCAACCATTTGAGCTGGATCATTTACCTGAAGAAGTAGATGACATGCGTTTTGCTATTTTGGACAATAGCAATCCGGCTGATCCTGACTATCACTATATACCGTTGATATTTTTAGAAAACTTTACAGCACCTGCATTAGTTCTACGCATAGGTCAAAATCAGATTCGTATGCCCATGGATTGGCAAATTTTAATTGGTGAACCAGACCTGGGTGATCTTGAAGTATTAAAACTGACCAGTATTAACGATCGCGGATTTAAAGCATTTCAGTTTAACCCACTTAGCAGTTTTAGACCCAGCTTCTTAGACATTGAAATTTTGGATGTGTATCAAGAAGTAAGTTGGTATGCTCCTAAGTTAAAAAATGGACAGATGTTGTGTGTGCCA